GGATGTTCCGCCTGGGACCACAAGCTCACCGTCGTACGTTCCGACAGGCAGGTTCGTGAGCTCGAGGAAGAGGTGTTCTGGCAGCTCGCGGCGGTTCCCGACCCTGCTCCATGCCTCGATGATGCCAAGAGGACGCACCTTGACAATCAGGCGGTGACCGTCATACTTCTCCTCGAGGACCCAGTCGTCAGGAGAGTAGTCTTCGATGCCCTTCGTCTCCGGCATCGCCGACGCGAGCATCGGGGAAAGGGGTCCTCCCTCTGCGGATGGAGCCGGAGGGGTCTTCCCTGCGGTCACCTGCTTCGTATGCGTGCAACTCCGCGGTTGCGACCGGCAGTAGGTGAACCCCTTGCAATCGCAGGTCAGGTGCCCGTCCTCATGGACGGTCGTTGTATAGAACGTCCCGGGAGAACTCTTCGACTCGAACGAGAAAGTCGGACTCATGCATCTTCCTCCTCATCTGGAGATTCTATCTCATCTTCGAGAGAATCACCCTCCGACGTCGGATCAGAGGCTTCGACCTGTGCCGGTTCCGGTTCCTCCGGATGCAGATCCCCGACGGTCAACCCCTTGACGCGGTAGAGCCGCTTGTAGAGGGTGGAGTAGGGGAGCCCCAGTTTCTTCGCGACGGCGGCGACCCCGTCCTTCTTCACTTCTTCGATCAATTCATCTGTGATCTCGAGCTTCTGGTTGTTGGGTCCGCCTCGCCGACGGATGTCAATCTGTAACCGGTCGAGGGCTGATCGAACGGTATTTCGGGAGACGTCCAGCTTCTTCGCAAGTTGGGTGATCGAGAGGGCTCGTGTGACGTAGAGATCATTCCACATGGCCCACTCGGTGTCGTATCCGAGTCGTTGCGCGACAGGTGTCCAGTCGATCATTTCGTAGCTCCATTATATGCGATCCGCGCTTCGAGATCCAGGGACGGTTCAAGCCGTCCGGTGAAACCTGCTCGACGGACAAGTGGTCTGCCTCGGTGGTCGTAGAGGAGAACTCGGTGTTCTTCAGGCACGACGAGCGTCGGAATGTGGATGGGAGGATCCGTCTCATCGTCCTTCATCACATCCAGCCTTCAGCCGTCAACGTGTATGAGCGGTTTGTCGCGTCCCATTCGACGAGCTTTGCTTCGCGGAGCGTCGCGAGGGCACGCTTAAATTGATCAGCGTTCATCTTCGAGGAGTTCTTCCGGAGGAGGATTGAGTGCTCCACGGTCCCACCGGCAACCTTCAGATGGCGGAGGATCCGGGATTGATCCTCTCCAACGGAATTGGCCGTCATCTCGTCGAAGGTAGATGGGAGCCAGTTCTCCATCCATGAGAGGACTTTGTCTGCGTGGATGAGGTCAGGCACGTCCAGGCTGAACTGCTTCGCGGTTGGATGCGACGCAATATGCATGACCATGGCAAGGCGGATGATGTGATCGGGTTTCCGTTCGTAGTACCCTGCGTACTGCTTGTCCCCTTGAAGGGAAGGCCGGGTGTTGTACCAGCGGACGTACCACGTGTAGGCTGCCTCCGTGAGGGTGAACCCTCCCTTCTTCAGACGGAAGTTCCCGAGCTGAGTGGTCAGCTTTTTTCGGACTTCTGGATCCAGAGGAGGAGGGAGAGGGAAGCTACGTGAGGTGCTCTCCTGGACAACGAAGAGGAAGCGGGACATGAAGCCACCCCCGAAGACCGCCTTTGGGACGTCGGTTTGCAACCAGTCGATTGTGGAGCACATGAGAGCGCTCAACGCGACGTTCGTCAGAGTGGTTTCACCACGACCGAGAGTCTTCGACGTCCACTCCTTCGGACAGTCGAGGAGGCTTGTCAACAGCGGAATCATCCCTTCCTGGTACTTCTGCTTCCCGAGGAAGACCGCAAGCTCCGGAGCGTAGATCAGACCTGTGGCGTTCGCCGAGTCCTTCAACGCGTCGACGAGCGCCTCCGGCGTGGCCTTATCCGCGATGATGGTCCCACCGACTTTGGTGTAAAGGCCCGTGCCGATGTTGCACGCACTGGTCTTCCGACACCTCCCCGTCGGAGCGATGATCATCACGCAGAGGTTTGGGAAGACCTGATACGCGCCCTTGTCGAAGAACACGTTCCGGGCAAGCGCCGCTCCGATCGTCACGCAGGCGACGAAGAAGTGGAACACGGTCGGAGGTTCGGTCTTCCTCGTCCACTCGATGTACTCGTGGATCCACCCGCTGGTTGGAACCAAGGAGTCAAACTCCACTCGTCGATCCGTCGACTTCAAAACGAGATCGATCTCCTCAATCCCCTTCCCGAACGCTTGGGACAGAGCAGAGCTCAGAGCGTCCGGACGCTTGTCCTCCGGCAGCTGCCCGGCCCAATCACAGATTTCTCGGAAGAGGTCTTCCGTTGCCCGCTCACGAGGAAGCCGCTGCAAGAGCTGCATCATGCGGGCGATCTGCTGACCGGTCGACAGCTTCTTGGTCTTCGTCTCCGGCTGCAGAGCGGTGGAGACCTCTGACGTCATTGCCTTGACAGCAACGGGCTTCGGAATCTTCGTCATGCGCAGGTCAAGCGGAGAATCTCGATGTTGTGGTTGACGTACATCAGCTGGGCGGGGTTCAGCTCTCGGAGATCCAGCAGGTCTTTAGACGAGAGGGAGGCGTGTCGAAGACTGTCTCCATCGTCGATGCCCCGCATCTCGACACCCCACTTGATTGCCTTGGCAGTGTCGACGGACCAGCGCCGAGGACGGGCCGGATCGCATTCGGAGATCATGGCGAAGGAGTGGAGTTCGCCGAGCGTGTTCACGCCGAGGAGGTGGATCCGGTCCCAGTTCGAGAAGGCCTCGGACAGTTCCTGATACCAGTCGAAGCGGGCTTCTCGGTATGGCAAGCAGATCATGCTTGCATGTTCGGAGACTTCTTCGATGAAGGAGAGACGCTCGGCCTGCGTGTGTCCGCACACCACGGGAGCCAGAGGGAACTCTCCTCTGACTGAGGAGACCATCGACCAGAACTGGTCAAGGTTGAAGTCGGGGTATCCCAGCTTGTCTGGCGGGATGACATAGTTCGCCTTGACCGCTCGCGCAGCGTGGATGATGTCCTTAACCGGCAGGGGATGTCCCAGCTCGTGCATGGAGTTGTCCAGGATGAGCTCACGCCCCTTCTCCCGGTTCGCGTGGAACTCTGCGTACGTACCGTCCTCAAGGACCCTGTGCGCAAGGACGAAGTCCAGGTCCGTCCTGGACGTCCAAACCCTCAGCCAATGTGTCGGGATTTCCATGGAGAGTCGGATCATGGGTACTACGCCTCCTTCGGTCGAAACAGGGAGATGGTGTCGGATCCCGACACGTGGAATTCGAAGATTGCCAGGATCTCGCGCCGTGGGTCAGACCCGAGAGCCGCCTGCAGAGCGATGCGTTCAGGAGGTGCCAGGGAGCGACCCAGCAGCAGGACGATGTGCGTCCCACCGCCACGAGATTTCCAGCGCAGATGCTCTGCTGCTCCGAACTTCTCGGCGACGAGGGGCAGCATGGTCTCGTATTGCAGGACCTGAGCAGGAGTGTCGAGATCAAGGAGCAGGACTACGTCCGCACCGGTGTAGAGCTCGCAGTTGCGTTCTGTGGCTAACTCCTGCAGCTGCTCGAGCGTGTTGATGTTGTACGCCATTAGAGTCCCAGCTCCTTCTCGAGCTTCGCTCGATCAACCTTGTCCTGTGGGTCTTTCGACTTGCACATCTTCCAGTTCGTGCCGACATGGACGTCTGCTGGACAGAACCAACCGTCGGGATAGTGCCTACGCACGTTCTCCGGGCGAGCACTCGCATTGACGATCAGCTCCCATTTCGCCTGCATGATGCTTCGTACGCAGTTGATGGTTTCCCGGACGATGTCCTTCGGGACGTTGAGAACGACTTCGTCGTGAACCGTCAAGCGCAGAGTCGCGTCCTTCGGCAACTGCCGTTCGAGTTGGATGATCTCCTCGTACATCATGTCAGCAGCGGTGCTGGAGGCAGGGAAGTTGTAGATTTCCGTAATCTCTCGGGTGTACCACCACCTACGGCGTTTGAAGGGATTCGCCAGGAAGTGATCACGTCGGACTTGTTCAGGCAACGCTTCGCGCCACGCGTGGAAGACCTTGAACCGGGCAAAGAACCTGCTGATGAACTGGTCCACGAACGAGAGGTCGAGGTTGTGGCCTGCCGCGATGCTGGCAGCCCCTCGTCCGTAGCCGAGTCCGTAGACGATGAACTTCGACGCGTGGCGTTCGGCATCGGAAATGTCTTCGATCCGTTTCCCAAGGGTCTCCGCTGCGACTGCACGGTGGTTGTCCACTCCACTCGCGAGGAGTTCGAGGCCGACCGGATCTCCGGACAGGACCATGGCGACACGCCATTCAATCTGCGAGCTGTCAGCGGAGAGCAGCACGTGCTCGGGTGAATCCGGGATCCAGATATCCCGCATGATCTCCGGCACGTTCTGTGCGTTCGGGTCCTGACCGTTGAATCGGCCGTTGGCAGCTTTGCTCACGCCGAAGCGAGGGTGGAGGTATCCGGTCACGAGGCCCGGCTGGACGTATGTCGAATTCATCTTCCGCAGGTGACGGATGTCAACGATCGTCCCGAGGATCTTGTTCTCTGGAGCCAGGTTCGCGAGGATCTCAATCGCTTCGGCGTTTGCTGTGGGCCGTTTCCCTCGCTTCTTGTCGTGAATGTATTGGACGGGTAAGCCCAGCTTGTTGTAGAGCAGATCCATCAACTGCTGCGGGCTGTTCATGTTGAAGTCGTACCCGAGACCCTCCTTCAGCGTGGACTCGAGCTGGTTTGCATTCGACTCCAGCATCATGGCCCAACGGGCTGCCCGGTCTTCGTCAATCTTCACTCCGCGTTGCGTCATCCTGCGGAGGGGGAGGTGAACCGGCAGCACATGCTTGTAGTACAGATCGAGCATGTCGTATGAGGCCAGTTCGGCTTTCAGCCCGTGAACAGGGTGGTACGCGGATCGATCCGTTGCAATGACGTCTACGCCACAGACGCCGTAGAGGTCGTTCTTGTACTGTTCCTTCGACTTCCAATACTCGATGTCTGTATGATTCGAAGCGATGAAGGAGAGGTCCTTCTCCGTGCCGCGAGCGCCTTGGTAGTTCCCTGCGTTCTGCGCACCGATGGAGGTCTGACCATAAGAGCTGTTGGCCAGGTGGAACGCCACCATCGTATCGAAGATGCGTTCCTCCCACCTTACCCGATGCCCTTTCTCCTCCGCGAAGGGGAGGTCGAAGTAGAGGATGTTCTGACCGCAGATTTCGACTGTAGGATCGTCAAATATCTCCTGAAAGAGCTGCTGAGCACCAGAGGTCCAATCGTACACGTTAGCCTGATCTGGCCGCCCGACAAATCCGCACATGCGAATCGAATCACGGTCCGGGGTGAGACCAGTCGTCTCGAAGTCGAACGTGCAGGCTCCCCGTGCTCGGATATCTGCAAGCAGAGTGCTTCGAGTATCTGCAAGACTTGCACGTCGGTCAATGTTGACCGGTATCCGACGGATCTCCGGGAACGTGCTCTCAACTTTCGCGCGCGCCAGGTCGTGGACGGCGAAGGGCCAGTTCCACTGAACCCGCATGACGTTGGCTGGGTGCCAGGTGGGGAAGACCTTCTTCCCGAAGGCGCCGAGGGTGGGGACTCCCCGCCAGAGCCCGATCTTCGACTTTCCGGTGACGGTTGAGAGCGCGAGCTCACCCGCCGCGATGATGAGGTTCGGGTTGACATCTTCCAGTTCCTGAATGAGGAAGGGAGCGCAGCAGGCCACTTCGTGTTGAGTGGGAAGGCGATTCGCTGGAGGCCTACACTTCACACAGTTCGAGGTGAAGAGGTGGACATCCTTGTCCAGGCTCGCATGCTTGAGCAGGGCGTTCCGGATTCGTCCTGACCCGCCTACGAACGGTTTCATCCGGTGCTGGCGAAACGATACGGTCGTGCTGGGAGGTTTCCCATCGTCCCGCCACTTCGGAAGTTCGATCCGCATGTTTGCACGAGGAGGGCCGTGGCGTTCGGGGTCGTAGGAAGGAGACCAGTCGACTTCGTCCGCCCCGGGGCCTTCGCCGAGGTAGAAGATTCGGGCGGCTCGATTCCCGTCCCCGAAGACGGGACCTGGCTCCGAGAAGAGGGTGCAGTTCCGACAGTGCTCGGGTTTACCGAATGGATTGTCGTCGGTGGGTTCGACGAGCTTGAGATCAATCTTCATTCGACGGCTCAACGACTTCGTCGTAGATGATCATGTCGAAGCAAGCACCTTGAATCACGTAGTGGTCTGGGGACACGTGCTTTGGGACCAGGATGACGTTCGGAGGATACTCCTTCTGCAGAAGTTTCTGAATGAAAGGATCCTCCTTCCACGAGAGGGCAGCCGCCTTGAGCGCTTCGAAAAGGAGGTCCCTCGGATCGAACGTCCTAGACAGCTGCCTGCGGACGTCCTCAGCGACGTTCAGCGAAGCAGTGACTGCTCGAATCTCCGCGAGAATCGACATAGGTCCTCCTACGCAGGACTTCCGATGAGTTGAAGGAATTCGGATCGGGCGGCCGGGTTGAGAAGGAGGACTCCCTTCATCACGGAGGTGATGACGTCACCGGAGGACCGGATCCCGCGGTAGCGCATGCAGCCGTGCACTCCGGCGAGGACGACCCCGACGCCCTTCGGATCGATCTTCTGCTGAAGGGCAGTGGCGACAGCCTCAGCAAGGTCCTCCTGCATGATCGGGATGGTCAGTTGCTCTTCGACGACCCTTGCCAGCTTGGAGAGACCGAGCGTCTCCTTGTGTGGGATGTAGCCGATGGCACATCGGATTTCGACGGGCTGCAGATGGTGTGGACACACTGCGACGACCTTGTGACCGCGGAGGATAATCAGATCGCTGGCCTTCGCTGGGAAGGTGGACCAGTTGTTGGCCTCCGGTGTCAACATCTCTTTGAACATCCGGGCGACGCGGCCCGGCGTCCCCTCGAAGTTCGGGTCGGAGGGATCCACTCCCATTCCTCGGAGTAGGAGTTCCACTCCCTTCTCCATCATCTTCTGGTTCATGAGAGCACTCCAATGAAAGGGTAGTGACGGTATTTACCGTCGAGGTCGAGGCCATAGCCGACTACAAAGGCGTTGTCTTCGAGGAGGAATCCGATGTGGTTCGCTTGCTCTGCGCTTCCACGCCGTTGGAGCAAGGAGATGGTTCGGACGGTGCGGGCTCCGCTGTGGAGCAGTTGCTTTCGCAAGTACTTGATGGTTGCCCCGGTATCGACAATGTCCTCGATCACGAGAACGTCGTGTCCGGAAAGGTCTCGGAGACCAATCTGGTCAATGGCCTTCGGAGGATTGACTGGGGACTTCCCAACGTATGTGCGCACCTGGATTAGGCTGACGGAGACGTCTCGACGGAGCTGCAGCAGGAGCTGTGACGCGAAGTGCAGAGCTCCGTTCATCACCACGACGACGTGTGAGATCGGGACTTTGTCAAGTTCATAGGACAGCTCTCGGACGCGGTCCGCGATCTGATACTGGTCAAAGAGAACCGTCGAGAAGCTCATGCGGTTTTCTCCGTGTAGATACGTTCGAGCGTCCGGAACTGATCGTCTGAGAGCCAGTGACGCTCGTCCCACTGTGTGGTGATGGATTCGAGGAATCGGTCTTCCCATCCCGTCAGCTCCTTGCTTGGAGCCTCGAGCTCGGAGAGCATGTGTTTGATCAGCTTCGTGCGCTCTGGGTTATGACCTGTCGGCGGAGGGATCCTAGTCATGAGGGAGGATATCTCCTGCAAGACGGAAGAGTGCTTCAACGTGAACGTCTTTCCAGTATGTCGTTCGTGCTACGAGTCCTGCTTCACGCATTGCCTCGACGATTGTTCGCTTGTCCTTCTTCCAAAGGTCTCGATGCGCAAGTAGCCAGGCGACACGTTGTCGGACGGTGGATTTCCAGCGCCCACGTTTCCTGTCGAGCGAGAGATTTCCTCTCATCGCACTTCCATGAACTTGTGCATTTGCACGGAGATCCGGAGACGTGGATGCTGATGCGCCGTCTCGATGACTTCCTGCAGAGCGGATCGATCGATCAGGAACTTCTCGTTCCGAGGTTGGAGGTAGACCAGCTTCCCTTCATCCGCCCACCGAACGGCGTCTTCGAGAGAGGGCCAGCCTGGGCCGGCACCGAGTCCTCCGAGAATCACCTTGATCTCGTCGGCGGTCGAGATCATGTCTTGCAGGTAGCCCGGCTTCGGAGAGACGCAGAGCCAGAAATGCTTTCGGTAGACCTCCCGCAGCCAGCTTGGGAAGATGGTTCCAGAGGTTTCCACGTGGATGATCTTCCCGTGCCGATCTTGTAGATGGTTGATCAACGGCAGGAGTTGCCGGTCAAGAGGCTCACCTCCAGTCAGGCAGACGTGGATGTAATCCCCTGCCCACTCTGCGAGGTCTTCGACGGAGAAGCGTCCTCCGCCAAGCTTCTCGTAGACCTGATCGAAGTCTGTGTCACAGGCCGTGCAGATCTTCTGCCCGACAGAACATCCGATGAACCGGATGAAGGCCATGGGCACACCGGTGTAGAGTCCCTCACCCTGAGGGCTCTTGAACTTCTCGGCGATGGGATAGATCATCGGAGGACCTCCTTCAGGATGTCAGCACGGGTGATCCCGAGCTTCTCTCGGCCGAGTCCTTCGTCAAATGTTCTCAGGTCACAGGGTTCCCCGTTCATGAACGTTCGGAGGAGGCCGGGGAAGTATCCGTCTGGACACTGCACGGGATGAGTCAAGTAGGACTCCCCGTCATAATGCCAGACGAGAACGTCGAAGGGTTCCCTCTCCCACTCACTGTGACCGATCGGCTCGAAGCGTCGCTTCACGGAGAGGGTCGTTGGAGCGGTACTCATCCGATGTCCTTGTGCTCGGGCTCGAGTGCCTCGATCTTGATCGGGCAGAGTGGAACACGTTCTCCGGTCCGGTCCCGGACCACATAGAGCAGGGTCAGGCGGATGCGTCCTCCCATAAAGAGGGCTTCCCGTTCTTCATCCGTCAACTCCCACTCCGTGATCACGGTCCCGTCCTGATCCACGATTGCAGGCAGTGGCCGGTACTCCTTCTGGTCCTTTGCGTAGACTACGTGATCCTGCGTCCAGGACTTCTTGAAAAACGGTTCGACCGGATCCATCACTCCTCCGTTCAGCGGCTACGGACTACCACACCCGTCTTACTCGAAGATTCCGACGTCGGTCCCGGAGACGGTTGTCCGGATGGAGCCGTGTCTTCCCTCCGCAAGCTTCCGCATCGGAGCGACTGAACGGACCTGTGGGGCAGAGGGCATCCGCTCGAGGATCCCTCCGCAGTAGTTCTTGCAGGTTAGAACGCTCTGCGTCGCAGCGGAGAAGCTCGGGAAGGACAGATCGAAGATCCTGCCGCAGCGTCTGCACTTGAAGTCCCAGTGTGGCATCAGGGCTTCTCCTGTTCAAAGAGGGACCACGTGCGAGGGAACGCTTCTGCAAGCAGCAGGGCTGTCGCGTTTGCGAAGCAGCGGATTTCGTACTGAGCGTCTGGAGCCGTGCGGAGACGCAGGAACCGAAACCAGTTGACCAGGTTTGCGGATGCCCTCATCTTCGAGTACTGGGCTACCGGTAGGCAGAGCCGGGCAATCTCCTTCGCGACGCCAGCCTGGATGAGGATTTCGTACGTGCCGCGGGCACGGGTGTAAACCTCCATCAGGTTGTCGATGATCCAGTTCGCTTGTTCGTCTGTGAAGGGGGTGTCGGACGAGCCCTGCTTCTTCGTCTCGTGCTGCCGGGAGAGCTTCGCTCGCTCGAGGGTCGGAACGTAGAACATGTTCGGGAGGACGGTGTAGCGCCCGCTCATCTCGTTGTAGGACTGCGTACGGTGACGGTGCCACTCACGGAACACGACGATTGGTGCTTGGACTTCGATTGTCATGCCGGACATTTCGAAAGGCGTCGTATGCTTGTGGGTCCAGAGGTGGTGAAGGAGCTTCTCATCACCAGGCACCTTCCCTTCGCCCTTGCAGCGACAGTTCTTGTTCGCTACGCCATCACGTGGGACCGTGGTCCCAGCGCCGCAGCTGGGACAGTCGAATGGCCCCCACCCGACGAACGAGCCGGAGGTCGACATGCGGGCAGATTCGATGATGCGCTCATCCGAACCCCACGTCTCGATGAGACGGACGTATCCGATCGTGTCGAGGACACCGACCTGTTTCATGTCGTCCTTCCAGGAAGAGGTGAGCGCTTGATCTTCGTGAGGTTCTTCTGTCGGATCTTGTCCAGGACCTCCGGATCGAGGATCCGCTCAAGCTCCTTGCTTCCACAATATTCCATATCCCAACCGATGGCCGCACAGAGTGCCCCGAGTGTGACCATGACCCCTCCGACCTCCTGCCCGATGCTACCCTTCTGTCGGGAGTAGACGTATTTCACAAGTGCAATTGCTTCGTCCTCTCGACACCCCAGGACCTGAACGAGTTCGAGGGACTCTTCGAGGAAGCGGTGGGAACGTTCGATGGGATCCTTCGCGATCTCCAGTCCGAAGCAGAGGATTGCCCACTTGTGAACGACTTCCTGGAAAGTCAAAAGGCCTCCTCCTTCTCCAGTCTCTGGATTTCTCGGTCCAGATACCATCTCGCCTTCTTCAAGTCGGTGAGCGTGGCACGAGTCCAGGACTTGACATCAAGCACATCACCAGGACCGACGGGCCGGACCGGAGCCTTCATCCCGGCCCGCCAGATGTACTTCAGCACGTTGCCGATGTTGAAGTTGTGGTGCTCGGCGACCGTGATACACTCGATCCCGGAGGGATGCGAGTTGTAATGCTTCGGATGATCAATTTCGTCGGTCATGGGGTGACCCGCCACACGAGAGAATTGCTCGTGCCGATAGAGGCAGAGTATCGGTCCGTCTCGAACATCGTAACCTTCGAAACACGACGGTCTGGCAGATCGTTCACGAACAGCTCCGCCGCGTTGAAGACGAGCTGCGTCATCGCTTCGGTCGTGGGCTCCACGTTCATAGCAACGTATCGGAAGCCCTGCTTCGCGAGGTAGACGAGGAACGGATCGTCTGCGTGGAGGATCATCGCATGATCGAAGTCGGCCAGAATGTCCCGGAGGACGTTCGCCAGCGTTTTGAAGTCGTAGAAGGACTCCGTCCACACGTCAATGGAGAACCGAGCGTTGTGTCCGTGTGGACTGGAGCAGACACCGTCATACGACGGGAGCCGGTGCCCGAGAGAGACCGTGTGCGTCGCAGTGAGCATGCTCATAGGTTCTCCAGTGCGTATTGAGGCGTCAGGAGTCGGCCCGTGTTCTTCTCCACGCAGATGCAACGGTCGTCGTAGAGGACGGTCATCCCGAAGTCCTTCGTTGCCGTGACGGTCAGGCGCACGCCGATGTGCGCTTCACACCAGTCCTGGATGATCCGGGTCGACTCCTCGATCTCCGTCTGTGGGGTGTCGGCGTTGCCGCGACGACCTGAGACGCGAGCGGTGAAGATCCGGACTTCCTTACCTTCAGCCAGCCAACGCTTCACGCGAGTGACCATCGCAGGGATTGGAGCACCGATGTGTTCTACTCCGTGCCACGTAGTGTACTCGGCGAGCGTCCCGTCGAGGTCGACTCCGATCCAGGCCCGGCTCATGTGGTAGCCTCCGGACGCAGCTCCGTCCACTTCTTCCCGTAGAGGGACTCGACGTGGGCGAGCGTGCAGACGGCCCACCCAATGGCTCCGAGGTGATCGTCTTCAGGGTCCTGCAAAGCAACCATCTTGAGCATGTGCTCCATCATGTGGTCGTAAGCCGACTGACAGAACGCTGCTGCATCGCCTTCGGATCCGAGAGACTTCTTCCAGTTGTCTACTCCATGCGTATCCGCACCGAGGGTGAACCGCTGAGCGATCCGGCGCGGCCCGCTAGGCGGGACGAGGTGATGAAGCGGAGACCTCTCAGACCGGGTCGTCCCGCCAGGAAGCTGATACTTCGTGTCCATGACTTGTCCTCCTGTGTTCAATCGTTCAAAGACCCGCTGGAGCGGTTGGTATGCTCCCATGTGTCGGGGTGGTGTCCCTTCCACCTGGACTAAGCGGGTCTTTCAACGATGGAACATCCCGGTTTCCTGGTACGAGGTTTCCTGAGCTGAAACCGGGAAAGGACTCAGGACCTCGCTAACCACTGGGGCGAGTCAGTGGTTGGTGGATAGTGCCCTAGAGCGCCTGGAACCTCGCGACCTTGTTCCGGGCCGGGTAGACCTTGGACGGATCATCCGGATCCTTCCGCTCCTTCTCCACCTGGACAACCGCTACGCACTCACGCTGCAGCAGCTGGTCGGTGTCCTCCAGAACGAAGTCCTCGTTCTCACCCGTCGCCTCGAGGAACTGACGCGTCCGGAACATGCCTTCTCCGGACAGCATGAGGTTCTCGAAGAGCTTCCGACCGTGGAACTCTTCCGCGTCCTCCGGTCCGAAGATCGTGAACTGACACTCCGCCATCGGCGTCTTGTTCTCGGTCTTCGAGATTTTGAACGTCGCCTTGTCGCAGCGGATGTGGTAGATCGCCTCGGGGACGGGTTCCCCAGATGGCATGTCTCCGAGACGCGGTGCATTTGGAATCTGAACCGTATAACTACCCTACTCTTTCTCAGAGATGCGTGATTCTGACAACGCGCCATCCGAGGATTCGAAGCTCGGCATCCCGACGAGCGTCTTCCTCAGATGATGCAAGATGTGCCGGTCCATCGAGTTCGACGTTGAGCTTCCCTCCGACAAGAGCGAAGTCCATTACAACCTGTCTCCTGTTGTTCAAGCCGAAGTAGAAGTGATACTCCCGGACGAACCCTTTAGGACAAAGGACACGTGCATACTCGTCTCCGACGTCACCTCCTTTCCAGTTCCGTCCATCCGCAGCGGCTGCTTGAAGAGATCGGACCCCTTCCTCAGTCATCCGGTGAGGTCCTGCTGCATAATGATTCCCGAGCTTGCTCTGACGAACTCCTTCCCTGAGATCGGAATTCTCCTGATAGTTCCTCAGCTTGATCTCGGACATCATCCGCCGATGCTCTTCAGTCCGAACGTAGGTCATGTGTTTACGTTCTGCCTGTCTCTGGTGCGTTTGCCGGATCCTTCGGATCGAGGAGTGAATACACACTCTGATCCCCGCACATGTACCGGATGAGTGCGGAAATGTCAGGGTTGCACCGAAGGGGGAGAGGCTTGAAGTGCTCCGGAAGGCGGACCCGCGCAGGAGATCCTCCCTCGCCCTTCGTGACCATTCGATGCTGCCCTGCGATGACGCGGAGGCGGACTGTCGCATCCGGCCACCCTGGAATCTCTCGAGGAAGTTTCTGTCCGGGGAGCTCTGGCGCCGCGAAGGGAGGGACTTCGTCCGACCCTCCGAAGAGGCCTTCCCGGGCGATGACGTAGAGGTGTCCGTGAAGCTCGAAGAGCTCCTTGTACAACTGACGCCCCTTCTCCGAGAGGTATCCGTATGCTGTTCGAGGATCCTTTCCCGAGCCCTTGACGGTTACTCCGTGGAGGTCGTCCCATCCCTTCAGCTCGACGTAGCGCTCCAGCGGGAATTCTCCCCACTGTGTGATTGAGTCGAGGACGGCGGCTCCGAATTCCGTCTGCTCGTACTCGATCCGTCCGGGCTTCTTCTTCATCTCCCGGATCACGTCGATGGTCTCCGCGTGTGTACGCACGACGATGTACGGAATCTCCTCGCTCGCCAGCGAGAGGAGACCGTGGGTCTCTCCCAGCTCACAGGCGATGACGACGGGGTTGAACCCGGCGGCCTTCAAACTCTTGATCGACCGGGTCTTCCCCGCGCCAGCAGGCCCGTAGCCTAGCACCGTGCCGAAGGTTGCTTTCAGCTGGTCTGTCCGCTGAAGCTTCGGCAGGGTCTTGCTTGGCGTGCTCACTCCTCGGTTCCTCCTTCGGCCTCGGCTTCGCCTTCAGCCTCGTCTTCAGCGTCTTCGAGACCCTCGATGAAGTCTTCGACCTGCGTCGCGGCTTCGGCGAGGTCCACCTCGTCTTCGTCATTGTCGGCGATAGACGTCTTGATGAACTCTCCGACTTCAGCTGCCAGCTCCACTCTGTTCATTCGGTCCTCCTGTCTGCGGTTACGAGCTTCGTGAGACTGGGACGGAGATATCCACGTTCCGTACGACGGGTATCATCCCAGGTGATTGCGAACATCCGGATTCCGAGGCCAATAGCGGGAGGGGCCCCTCGGTAGACCTCTGCGATGGTGCCGGTTCGTCGTTCGTCCATCCACGATCGTGAGACGCGGTCTCCGACAATGAGATCGTCCGTGTCGAGGTTGATATCCATCAATCCTCCTCGTGATCGGAGAGCCATCTCCGAGACATGCGTTGGTGGGTACCACCACGCCGGAAGGTAAATCGGCGGAAGACGCGGAGGAGTCGGTGGATGATCCACGTGATCACACTCGTCCTTCCTTGAAGGCCGTGTCGAGATCGGCCTGTGCCTCGTCGACGTAGTCCGGGTCTCGCTTGTTGTACAAAGCGCGGCGGACGGGGGTGTCTTTCAGGCAGAGGTCTCGGAACGGACACGTGCCGTAGCGGAAGCAGTGCTCGGTGTTCTTCGGAAAGACCTTCCTCATGGACTCTCCGGCCGCGACGCGAGCCAGCTGTGCCCGGATTCGGGAACCGACTTCAACGAACTCCGTCTCGAACTCTTGCAGCTCTGCGACGGAGCGCGTGAAGAGTTCGCGTGCGAACTGTGGGACTTTCGTCTTGACGAGGACGTCGATGATCGCACCGCGGATGACGACGGGCTCTCCGCCTTGCTTCAAGGATTCCTGTGTCAGGTGTTTGGTGAGACCGTAGATGTAGGCCGAGAGCTGAACTTCGAGGTCGTACTTCAGCAGGTCCCGGGGATCCATGCGACCCGCAGTCTTGTAGTCGACGAGATAGAGCCCGCCTTTCGCTGTGGAGAGGTTGTCGGACTTGCCCCGCAGGTGGACGTTCGTCCGATCCCCGACCTCAACGAGGAACTCGATCTCCTGATTGAGCGGGGTCCAGATTTCTTCCGTCTTCGAGTAGTGTGCGATGTACGCAGGCAGGATTGAATCGACGATGGCTTGGGCTTCGTCGAGATCCTTATCTTCGAAGCGGGTCGAAGGTCCTGCCCTCTCCTCGAGCTTCTTGCGTGCGGCTTCCAGCGCGAGGTCAGGGTCCCGCGTGCTGTGGAACACGGCGAGGCCGGTGTGCGTGGCCGTGCCGATCTCCAACGCCGAGCGTCGCCCGACAGGCTCGAGTCCCTCGACCCGTTTCCACGCGAAGAGGCGTTGACAGTTCTGGAAGTCCTTGTAGGAGGATTGATTCAGGACGATCGGACGGAGTATCCGGAACTCCGGCGCCTTGCCCGCAAGCACCGCCTGCTGGATGAGTCCTTCGAACTCAGGCGTGATGATCCCGTCTTGGACGTACGGCAGCAGAGCGTGCTTGATTTCTTCGGTGATTGTCATCGGTTCACCTGATTAAGTCGCCTAACCACGAAGCCGCTGAACTCGATTGTTCCTGCTTCCAGGGAGGATCCCTCGAAGCCTAACTCGCGTCCTCTTCCAGTTGTGGTTGCAATGCAGCGGCGTCGTGCTTCTCAACGCCCGGAGTCCAACCTCCGAGCTGCGCTGCGGTGTCGTAGAGCCGGCCGTGCGTCGGACGGGTGAAACCTTCGAGGAGGACGGTTTCACCGGTCTTCGCGCGGATTGAGAGTAGAGTGCGGATCATCCCGGAGACGAGACGGAGTTTCACCCAGCCGGCTCCCCCGTTGAACAGGAACGTGCCGATGTGGAACGGGTCGGGTGAGGTTGGAGAGATGTTGACTTCCGTCTTCGGCCAGAGGTGCTCTTGGATCTCGGGCTCGAGGGGTTCGGGAACCTTGCCCTGTGTCCAGTCGAGAGCTTCGAGGGCGATAGCGCTCGGGACTGCGGTCTCTGGATCGATGTTCAGTTCCTGGATTAGGAACTGTTCCACGCCGAGACGTCGGTTGTACGATGTCCAGTGGTGAAGCAGCCAGTGGACGTACTTCTCCACGTGCTCGTCAGCCCATTCCATGCCGATGGCTTGGACGGTGTACATCCGGTATGGGTGGACCGTGTCGGACGGAGGAGAGAAGAGGAGGCCCAGCGCGCTCCGCTCGGACGCGGTGGTTAGCAACCAGAGATGCTCGTTCTCGTCGGACTGTAACCAGATGTCCGGACGGCTCATCAGGTGATCGATGAGGTCAGAGAACTCCCACCACGTGATCTTCGTGGTCACGTCGTGGGTTCCTCTTCAGGAAGGACGGTGATCCGAAGGGAGTCCATCTTCGATCGCCAGGCCGGCCAGCTCTGTTCGTCGAAGACGAGTTCTCCGTTCTTCGCCCAGGTCACCCCGTTTGACGACTCGAAGACGCGGACGTGGATGTGTCCACCGAGCTGCTTGAAGCGCATGCGGAACATCATGATGGTTTCACCAAGGCGTCAACGACACGAGAAACGATCCGGTATCGTATCGGTGGACGAACGTTCCGTCCTTCTTCCTTGTAGTGACGGATCGCCGCCTGTGCTTGTCTCCGCGTCGTCCACACGGACTCGATCATCGCACCGAGTGTAAATTCCTGAACGACGATGTGGACGGTGGACGTCTTCATGCAGCGTAGACCGTGGGGTCAGGGACTCCGGAGTCCCGAAACGCTTCCTTACGTTCGACGCACGTCCCACAGAGCCCGCAGTGGATCTCCCGACCTTCGTAACATGAGTAGGTCAACCCGAAGGGAACCCCCAGTTGCTTACCTCGATTGACGATGTCAGTCTTCGTGATCGTGAGGAAGGGTGCGTGGAGCCGGATCGCTCCGTCCGTCGCCGAGCTCAGCGCCGCGTTCATGTCAGCGACGAAGACGGGACGGCAATCCGGATAGATCGCGTGGTCTCCGGCATGTGCTGCGTACGCGACGGTGTCGACCCCGATCGCGACGGCGTGGCAACCAGCGAGTGCCAGTAGCAGCATGTTGCGGTTCGGGACGATCGTCGTCTTCATGTTCTCCGCGGCGTAGTGGCCGTGAGGCACGTCCTGCTTCGCCCCGACTTGAGAGCTCGCGGCGAGGCCGAAGATCGGGATCATCGCGTCGGCGAGGTTCACCTGGATGATCTCAACCGCGGCACGATCGCTGACGGCCCTCGCGACTTCGTACGCTGCCCGAATCTCACGGGTGTGGCGTTGTCCATAATTCACGATGAGGACGTGTGGAGCGAAGTCCTCGTAGATGACCTGATGCAGGAGTGTGGAGGAGTCCAGCCCTCCCGAGAGAAGGACTACCGCACCTCGCTTGGACATGTGGAAACCTCTTGAAGGTCAACGTCCGAATCCCCACCAAAGGAAAGGCGGCTTGACGCGCCGCCTTTCCGCTTCCTACGAAGATGTTACGCCGACGGCTGGGTCGGCTCGATGCTGATCCCGAGCTCCGCAGCCCGCGCGAGGATCGCCTTCTGCTTCGCCGCGCGCTTCTTGCGGTAGTCCTTCATCCGCTCCTTGACCTCGGGCTTCTGATGGTAGACCTTCATCTTCGCCTTGACTTCCGGACGAGCCGTGCGCTCGCGGTTGTATAGCTTGCGCTTCTCCCGCTGCTCGTCGGTCATGGGTCCGTGCGGCCGGCCCTTGGCCCGTTCCTTCTGCTTCGCCTTCTGCTCCTGGAGCTTGAGCAGCTGCTCCCGGACCTGGTCGGCGGACAGGCTGTTGACCTGTTCGCGGATCTGTTCGAGGATGTTCGACATGGTGGCTCTCTCCTTCAAATCAACGATGTGTCCGATCTCCGATTGACAGGATCATTATAACTGAGCACGAGGTGGATTTCAACGATCATGTTCGTGTCAGCTCTTCGCATTTTTGGCATTCACCGCGGCTGTCAGGACGCTGCGCGTTTGCTCGGAGACCGTCGGATTGTGAGACGCACGGTTGCCGGCGACGTTGAGAATGCGGATGCGGTGTTCTTCGAGCCAGGAGCGAAGCTCCTGTCCCGTCGGGTTGATGAGGCATAGCCTCCGCCACGTGTTCACGGCGCGCATCGTGCACTTGAAGCCGAGGCTGTCGGTTGTCCCGAACCAGATCGTGGCGTCGGCTTCGTGAACGTTCTGGAAGGTGCGGTCTGCGTAGGATCCTGAAGAGCTCTCCCGGAGGCCGAAGCCAGCGAGGCTGAGATCAGCACCGGACTCCGTCTTGTAGCCTCGAGGAGCGGTGCCGCCGGTGGCAAGCCCGAGCTGCTTCGCGGTTTCGAGTGCAGCTCGGTCGGCGCCGGTCTGGCCACCGGAGATAATCTTCTCGAGGATCTGGTCAGCCATCACTTCACCCGCTGGGACTCCGTGCTTCGTAACTTCTTCGCAATGATACGGCAGGCCGCCGCTTCAGCGAGCACCTGCTGTCGAAGTGGTTCGATTACCGGTCCACCCAACTTCTGCATCTGCTCTGCTATGCCTTCAGATGAGACAGCGTCCCGTTCGAGGTAAGCGGCGAAGCGTTCTCGCTCAGCGTCTGACAGCAGGAGGTTCTCCGTCATACCGCCTCCACCTTCACGAAGACGATCTCACGAGGGATGTATTCGAACTTCGTGTCGGATGTCGGATGAGGGTCTCCCTGGGCATCGAGGAGATCGTCTACGAGCGAATCGTGGAATGCGTCGACGTCGACGCCTATCGGATGCTCGGAATCATCCACGTCCACGATCTGCTCGACGGTCACGCGTAAGCGCTTCATGCTGGATACTCCCTACCTGAGAACACGACGAGATAGCACGCCTGCAGCCACCGGCGGGTGCGTTGGACGGACAGTATTTCGTACCCCTGTAGGCTGAGATCCTCGAGAGTCTTCACGAGCGTCGCTTCGGTGACGTACTTCCAGTGCCACTGTGTAATGCGTCGGGATAGCATATCCATACGTCGGAACTCCATAGGACCAGGTCGGTGGATCGGAGAGGAGGGTCCCGTCGAGGCGCCGCCGCGGCAGCGTGATGCGTGGATCGCCCCACGGAGACCGTTCAGAGGCTACGGGCTGCTTCGGATGCTTCCACGTGGGATTTGGCCAACCTCGCGGAGGGGCTTCGGCATAGACCGAAGCCGCTGCGATGAACGGGTGCGTCAGCAGAGCGGCGGCTTCGCTCGGACTAAGTGGAGGGAGACTCCCTGTGCATGACACGAGCGCGGCGATGATGATGCAGTGCATGATAGGATTATTCTCCTGGATCAGAGAAAGGATTTCCAGGGACGGCACGCTGCGGAGGCTCGAAGAGCTGCCAGCACCATTGGCAGCGCCAGAGGCCGTCTTCGGTGCGGGCGCGTTGGTGGAAGCCGGATTTGCATCCGGCGCAGTGGCTGTGCCAGGACTTCGGGTCGGCGTCCCATCCGTCGGGAGGTGGGACTAGGGTCCCGACTCGGACCGGCCGTGGAGCAGAAGAGCGGGGGTGAGAGACTCCGGAATCCCCCACCCCCTTCGCTGTGGAGCCGGGGTCCGTCGGATGAACCGACGGAGGCTCCCCGGCCGTCACAGACGATCTTGCGGGAATCGTGCTGCGCCGTGAAACGGAGGATTCCTGACGGGATGTGCGAAGTACAATCTGCGAGTCGTTCTTCGACCAGATGTTTCCACACGGGCAGTTGACGTTCGTGCTTCGCGTGAGGGAGGAGATTTTCTTCCCGCAGGTGCAGCGCCAGCGGTAGCCGTAGGACGTTCCGGGAATGTGCTCGGGCTTCGCTGTGGTGGTCATGTGTTCCGCCGGATCTCATCCAACCTCTGCTGGATCATCAGCATCTCGTTCAACGTCCCTTCCAGTTCGAGGAGGATCTTCGCAAGAAGCAGCTGGGCTTGTAGCCCCGCATCCTTCCGACGCGCCGCGTCTGTAAAGCCGGCGACGATCGTCTCTTCGAGCTGCTTTCGCGTTTCCCAGTCCACAGGATCCTCCGTTCTACGAACAAGTTGCAGCGGCTTCGGCCTACCACCATCTCAACCATCCACGGCTGGCCAGCTCCGGAAATCCGTGCACGAGTCTGATCGGGCGAAGCTCTGGTACGAGGCGTTGCCTCTGAGCGCCACCCGGCTCTGCTGTCCGGACGGTCCGTTGAGACGATGGGTCAACACGAAGCCGCTGCAAAGTGGGGACGGGAGGGCTCGAACCTCCGGCGCGCAGGGCTTCGACCTGCCGCTCTACCAGCTGAGCTACGTCCCCGTAAGACTTGGAGCCGCCGCATTGGTTCGTGAGGTGGAGCGTTTCACGCTTCGGCATTGGCTCCAAGACGCAGTGCCAGGCGGAGGCTGCAGAAGCCCTCCCGGATCGTCATCCGTTGCCCGCGGGGCCTGGCAAAAGCAAGCTGCTGCGCGGCCCTACGAACGCCGCTTCGAAGCCCCGACACCGGCGAGGACGCGTGCCTCGTCGATCCGGACCGTTCGGTCGGCGGCGGATTCCTGCTCCCACTCTTGCAGGCACTCCTGCGTGATCAGCTCGAGGGAAGCCCGCATCGCGTCGAGCACGTCCTGCTTACGGCGTTCCGACGCATCATTCCACGACTCGATGTGGGTGCCGAGCACGGCCTCGATCCTCTGCCGGAAGATGCTGTGCAGCGCGTCCGCGTATTGCTTCGTGGTCTGACCCACGAGCTGCTTGCGAACGGACGGCAGCAGCGCCTGCACTTCCGGGATCGTGGAGAAGACCTGCTCGATCTGCGGACGCAGCACGATCGTGAGGGAATCCCGAAGGGCTCCCGCCACGCAGACACCCTGCGCGTCGTAGCTTCGCTGCCCTTCGTCATCGATCACGCCGGATCCGTATTCGGATCCCTTGATCCACCCGCTCCGGAGCATCTGCTCCGTGAGCATCATCACTTCCTGCGGGTTGACGTCGATCATGCGCTGCCTCCTTGGTTGACTGTTGTCTCCCCTTGCTTACGACTTGGGGTTTGTGCTATGGCTCGTATCGCTTCGTATCCACAATCAAGAGCGTTGACCATCCAAGCTCTCTAGCAGCGAATACGATGTCGCTACCGTGTGAGTCGTCGTGCCATACAAGGAAATGGTCCTCGAAGGCGTAGACCTGAAGTGGCTCGATTTGACCCTGACGCTCCAGGACCGCTCGCATCTTACGGATGAAAAAGCTAGGTCTTTCACCTAGTGGAACTACTCTACTAATCTCTACTACCTGCGCCATGTCAATGCTTCGATCTAATTCTATCACAGGCTCTGTCGAAGATCCAGGGACGTCCGGTGGATCGCCGCATGCACAGCAGGCGCCTCCATCATACCAGCATCTGCAGTGCTGGCCGTCTTCACGGGACGGACAGGAGGTCTCCCAGTCAGTCTGCGTACGGCACCTCTGCGAACGCAGGGAAGAGTGCTCGAGCGAGGTCCTCATCGAGCTTCGCCCCGTGATCGAGGACGCTTGTGGTCTCGCTTGCGTGGTGGAGGCCCGGCACGGCGTCGATGTAGGCTGCCCACGTGCACTCGACCCGCGTCCGAGCGACGGCCAGTACGCGCATGGCAAGGGCACGTCGGATGATCAGAGGCGTCCAGGCGGCTGCTTCTTCGCTTGACTTCGGAAAGTGCGAACGGAGCGGCTCGGAGAGGGCATCCGCCCGTTTGAACGCGGGGTGGGTCCAAGTCATCGCAGACTCCTCAGCATGATGACAATCCCGCCGATGATGATCGTGATCGTGACGGCGGCTTCAGGCCAGGTCATATGTTGCACTCCACGTAGAGTTCTTCGAGGGAATACTCACCATACGTCACCGTGATGAGATCGAAGAATTCTCCATAGGTCTTGACCGTGTGCTTTTCACGGTGGAGCATGCCTTGCTGATCCCGCCCGCAGACATGTACGATGTGGCGAAGCGCCTTTGTGGAGCGCTTCGACCGGCCGTTCTTCACAGCCTCCGCCACGGCGATCTCGGCCCGGCTTCTCTTGTGCTTGCGTCCTTCCTTCTTCAGACGTCGATGATGCGCCTTCATCCGGCGAGACATCTTGGCCTTGCCCTCCGGCGTCTGCGTCCAATGCAATTTGCTCATGCAACCTTCTTTCGCTTGGTGGAGCGAAGTTTCTTCCGCTTGCCGACCTCCTTGTAGGTCTCAGCTAGATGCACGCCGAGAGCCTCCGCGAGGATCGAGTTCGAGACGAACGACTTCGTGACGTTGTATCGTATCGCGAGGGATTCCAGGCGTTCCTTGACCCGCCGCTCAACGCCGGAGTACAGACGTTCGCGGCCACCCTGGACTGGACGTTGAAAGAACATGCGTCAGCGCTCCTTCTGAAAGAACTTCGTAGGGTTGAGGACCGTGTCATCTCGCAGCAGCGTCGCGTGTGGCAGGTCAGTGAACTCTCTCACCCTATCATTCTGTATCAGCTGAACAGGTTTGTCAACGGACGGGATGCGAACATTCGCTCTGCGGACGTGACCTGTCGGCCCGTCCCACCCGACATACGTCGCACGCTCGCGCATCATCAACGCCGGCCAGTTCTCCGTCGCCAGGAACATGACGTCGATGTCCCGAGCACGGTTCAGATCGTAGACGGCGGAGCCAATGATCGCGATCGGTTCTGGAAACCACGCGAAGACTGCTCGCAGCTGCTCATGCATCAGGAGATCACCGAGTACGTCTGCACGTCGATAGACCACTTGTGGAGGGCCTCCCGATACTCTTGCTTCCTCAGCCACCTGAACATAGCGTCGTAGGCAAGAGTCTCCGACCCGTAGATGCCCTGCACGTACGCCTGCACGCCGTCCCAGAACATGCTATGCACCGTCGGGCGAACAAACAGCACGTAGACCGTCACGGCTTTGCCGGGGGCCTGTGGCCCGTAGCCGCTGGACGTCGCTTCTCCGCGAACCTCTCGCGCGCGATCTTCGAGTGTCCCAACGTCTTGTTGATGAGGTCCAGAACCCACAACGTGCCGAGTTCGCGAACCGCCGTCTCGACGTCATCATACTGCTCACGGGCGTGGACGGCCTTCCTCTGTCCAGACACGTTACGGCAGCTCCTCGATCGTGACCCGAATCCGATTCGCGCTCGCGGCGAAGGGCTTCGGGATATAGAACGACGGCTTGAACTTCTCGAGCGAGCTCTCCGGAGCCCCTCCCGCCACCGGCTCGAACTCAACGAAGTCGAAGCGCGTGCTGTGCTTCTTCGGATCTGGATTCCCCATGACAAACATGATCTTCATATCAGTCTCTGCCTCCTACCCGATTCTATCACAGCTCACTGTGAAGATCCCGGGACGCCTTCCGTTCAGGGACTTCGGTCTGACCGTACTTCCTCCCTGCGTCCATCGCCGAGAGAATCACGCTCTCGATGACGGCTTCAAGAGCAGTCCAGTCCTGCGAGGTCTCTGCGATCTGCCGAACGAACTTCGCAGCTTCGGCAGGAGTCATCTCGGCCATCTGGAATTTCATGTTGAGTCCTGTGGGATGCAGCCCGTAGCCTCTGAACGTTTACCGGTCCTCCGGCCATCGCAGATCCGCTCGCTGATCGGGCTTTGCCGGTTCCGGCTCCGGCTGACCGGAGACCGCCGCCTCCAGCTTGGAAAGGGCGGACGGCACCTCCGGTTCCACCAGTGGGTCTCCCACCGCCTCCAACGCATCGGACGCAGAATGCAGGGCGCTTCGCCGCCTCGTCGCATACTGTGATTGGGCCGTCCGGACCTTGTCCTTGTTCGCGGCTCGCCACTTCTTCATATACTCCTTCGTCCCCGCCGGCACGCCGAAGGAGTTCCTCGCTCTGCGAGCGCGCTTCGCAACGCGAGACGCCCTCGTTGCAAGATCCACGTTCCCCAACGTCTCGTTCCGCCTATTCCCATCAACCCAGAACGGGAAGTACTCTTCCTCCCACTTCCCGAACTTGCGTTCCGCCAGGAGCTGCAGGACCGGCATCGTCGACCCGTCCTGCAAGACTGCCAACCTCGAAGCTGTGTACGGAGACCTCCTCCCCACCGGTTCGAGGAACTCCGTTGCGAGTTCCACGATGAAATCCTCCGTCCGATACGCTGCTGCAACAGTAGCATGCATGGTGAAGGTATTATACCTGAAGAATGCTTTGACAGACAAGGATCAAGAATTCTCAGGCCGTCCTCCGTGTCGCTCCGACGTCCGGTCAGCACGACGCGCAGCTTGCTGGAGGGTGGGTGGACCTTCAACGTTCCGTTCGGTTGTTCTCTTGCCAAAGAGAATTCTTGCCCGTTGAGAGAACATCTTCGCTGTAACTCGTTGAAAACAAAGGAGTTCCAGATGTTTTGCCAAAATGCCATGCCTGCCTTCGCTTCATTCAGATTCCTAGAAAGTCAAAGATCAAGTCCGGGAGAAGGGGTTAGTAAGTCCTCTTAGTTATATAGTATAATCCTTTTTGTTATCTATCTATATACCTATCTATATACCTATCTCCCTATCTACCCTTCTATGATACCTCTCCT